AAGCTTCAGAACATCTTTCGCGACGATCGTGTATTTCGCGCCGAATGAGGGCCCGGCGGTGCTCTCGACGACAAAATGGCGCGTGTCCATTTCAGCGAGCGTCTGGCCGACAGTGCCCTGTATCCAGCGCAATGACCGGCCGCTGAGTTTTGTACCGTATCTGGCGCGCCACTTGCCCCAGAACGTGCCGCTGTCGTAAGCCTCACCGTTGAAGATATGCAGATGATCCGAGAGCGTGATGTTCAGATCAGCACGCTCGCCGAGGTTCTCGCCAAGGGATATGCGCGCTGGCGAAAAGCTGACGTTGTCGATTGAAGGAATCGCGTCGATATCCGCAGGCAGGTAATCCGTCGGCATGGCGAAACGGAACGTCTGATCAGCTTCAGGCGAGCCGCTCACGAAGTCCGGAACGTCAATTTCGATATAAGTGAGCGCGCGTGTCATGTGACGCCCTCAACATCCATCGAGAAACTCATCATGCCATTGGGCAATTGATTTTCAGGACGAGGATCGTCCGTAGTCCAGACAAAGCCCACTTCGTATGGATAGGCAGACGGCCGCCATGCAAAAAAGAAGGGGATCTCCTGCGCCGCTGCGCGGAACGGCTCCAGATAGGTGCGATACCAGGCAGGCGTCAGATTTTGCAACGCGATCTGCGTGCTGGTTTTGCGGCCAAGCACGATGCGCCCAAGAAAGTCGCCGCTGATGCTGCGATGATTGGCGACGCTCAGCTGGTCGCTGTAGTTGACTGGCGTGTGTCCGACATATATGCGCCGCTGCAAGACGAGTAGCACACCGCTATAAACCACAGCTGCGCGCGGCGCGGCGCTGCCCGGCTGCATCCTGATCCGAATTGATGTGATGGCTTGCGGCGTGAAGCGGAACAGCAACGGGCCGTCACTGGGCGGAATGACGGGCGAAACAATTTCGTCCCATGTGTCCGGGCTTGCGTCGGCGTCCAGCACCTCCACCGAAACGGCAATCTGTGCGGAGTAGAAATTATGGCGCGCCACGGCCAGGTAATCGACAAGCTCCGCTGTATCGAGAGCAAACGTCAGATAATCGTCTTCGGATGGCGAGCCGCCAGCGCCCTGCCAGCGCAGCGCCGTCGACGGATTGGCGACATTGGACGCGGGATAGTCTGCATCCTCAGTCGTCGCAGTGACATTCGAGCTGGTGACAAGGTTGTCATATCCGATAAGCGGATTGTTGGCATTGATGATCCCACCGCCCGAAGCGCTGTCGGAAAGGACAAGGCTGCCGGAGATGACGACGGCCATACTACACCATCCTCACATTGAGCTGCGCGCCGTCGCCGATCGCGTCGTTGAGGCTGTCGATCAGGCCGCGCACCTGGTCGCGTCCGAACGTCGAGCCGTGCACGTTGATGGTTGCCATCTGCTGTGGCGCGGGTGCGGCCTGAGCTGGTGCGGCTGCTGCACTGCCTCCGCCGCCGCCGCTGCCGGACTTGTTCGTCGAGCGGATCGCTGCAACCTGCGCCATGCCAGCCGCCACCGTTGCCGCCATCGCCGCGATATTGAACGGCGGCGGATAAGCGGAAAGCGCCTTGGTCGCGCCTTCGTAGGTGTTGATCAACGCCTGAGCGATTGCAAATCCCTTGCTTTTTTCGAATATACCACCAAGCGACCCCAATATGCTTGAGGCCATGCCCGCATAGGCATTCTGCGCAATGAGGCCCGCGCGCTGCTGCGCGTCAGCAAGCTGCCCTGCATCGATTTTGGTTTGCTCATAGGCGGCCTGCAGCGCCTTCTGCTGCTGGAGCATGATTTCATGAGGTGATCGGAGCTGCTCGGCCAGGCGCTGGCCCTGATTTCCAAGCTGCTCTTGCTCATCGATGATCTTGTTTTTCGCGTCCTCGACATCCTTCGCGGCCTTCTTGGCCTGCTCCGCCGTAACGATCATAGGCATGACCATCTTCGGCGCAACTTTCGGCGCCATGGCTTCGCCCTCTTCGGCACCGCGATTCCAGATCTCACTCAGCTTTGCGACCGCGCCTTCCACCTCATCAGTGACCACAGTCAGTTTCTCTTTGACTGCCGCCGCTGCCTCATCGAGGCCAAGCGCCACGCGCAAACGCTGGAAGGTGTTGCTGATGCTGTCGATCACACTGCGGACACGCGATACAACCGGCTCAAGCGCATCGACCAGCCACCTTTTCGCGCTTTCGTAGATGCCCTTGAAGGCGTCACCGATCGACGATGCAAGATTGGTAATGCCACGCCAGTTGGCCGCGATTGCGCCAGACAGCACGCCGATAGCGCCGACTGTGAGAGCAATCGGCCCGGCGACCGCGCCGAGCGCCGTTACCAGCAGGCCGACAGCGCCGGCGATAGCGCCCAGCGCGACAGTCGCACCACCTGCGACAATAATGAATGTGCGCGTTTCAGGCGTCAGCGCCTGGAAGCTTTCAGAAAGCGATTTGATCGCTTTCGCGGCAGGCACGATGACCGGTGCGATGCTCGCGCCGATCGCCTCCATGGCGTCGCCGAACGCATTGGCGGCCTGCGTCATTTGCCCGGCCGTGGTCTTTGCTGCAGCCTCGGCAGCGTCGCCATAGAATTTTTCAATCTCCTGCAGGATGACGCCTTGCGCTTCCATCACCTTGCCGGATTCGACGAGAGTCTTGATCTGATCCTTTTGCTGCTGCGTGAACGCGATGCCAACACGGGACAACGCGGTAATCCCGGTGATCGGATCATTCAGAGCCTTGCCGAGCTGGATCGTGGACGATTGCAGATCCTGGCCGAGCACCGCAGAGAGGTCGAGCGCGGCTGCCTGCGCGCGTTCAAAGACTGGCCCAACGATATTTCCGAACGTCAAAAGATTATTCGTGACCTTTTTCAGGATTTCCTCGTCACCAGACGTCGTGGCTTCCTGAAGCGCGGAAGCCATTTTCTGCAGCTCTTTGGACGTAAAGCCTGCGGTGCCGCCTGTCGTTCGCAGCGTGGCCTCGACAGCCTTGACAGCCTGCTCTTGCACACCGAACGCACGCACGGCGTCTTGTGCAAAGGACTTGAGCTGCCCGACAGCAAACGCCGCGCCGATGGCACCACCGAGCGCCTTGGCCTTGCTGGCAAGGCTGTCCATCGATCGGCCGGCACGCTTCGTGTCCGAAGAAAACTGACCGGCATTCATGCCGAGCACGACACGAAGCGCGCCAATGATTGCACTAGCCATCAGCGGTCACCTTTTGCGTTTACCATGTGCTTTCAGATCACGGATGATTTCTGCGGCTTCGGTTTCGGTCATCTGATATTTGCGACCGTAAACCTTTTCGATTTTATTGGCTTCAAACACCCACCAGAATTCGTGAGGATGAAGTCGCCAGAACTGCGACGGCGTTAAGCCCGCGCCGCCTTTTTCGCGCGGCCGGCAGCAGAATTTGAACGCCTCTTCGACCCATCCGGCGCGGCCGCTTGCGAGTTTCCCAAGTCGGTATCCTCTGATGCAGCTTCATCTTCACTTCCGGACGCCAGAAGCTCTTGAACTTTGGCGCGCGCCGAAGCCGGCAACATCATCTGCATGAGCATCATGACAGCCTGCATGACGGTTTCCTGTGCATCGCCGCCATTCAGCGCCTGCTCGTAAATGTCGTCATCAGAGACGCGAGCACCGGCGTATCGAAGCGCATCACCGTAGGCCATACTCAAGCGAACAAGTGGGGCGGTCCCTCGCTGTGAATAATCCTGCAGCTCGGCAAGGGTGATATGCTGTTCAATCCGCGCCAGCACGCCCATGACCCGATGCGCCTTGATGGTCCAGACACGCCCGCCCCACTCGAGTTCGATATCGGTAAAAACACCCGCCATCATGAACCTCCCGCGTAGGTCACTTCGCCATTGCTCTGGAAAGTCGCCTCGAAAGTGACTTCGCCATCGTGGCTGCCGGTTTCAGAATAATCGGCAAGATAAAATGTGCCGGAAATCACGCCGCCATCGGGGTAGACGAAAGAGGCCGCCTGCATCCGGCGTCCCGTCGCGCTTGCGCCCGCGAACCAGTCGGCGCGCAGTGAATCGTCAAGCAAGACGCCCGAAACCGGGAAATTCACCATGTTGATTTGCGCTGCGTCCAGCAACTCGCGCCAGCCGCTCGAATCATCATTCGTGATGTCGACTGCATCACCATTGAGTTCAACACCCTTTTCCCGGACACCAGCGACAAGCTGTGACGGGCTTGCGTCCCCCCAATAGAGCTTGAGGGTTCTACCTACGACGGCAACCATTTGATTTTACTCCTAGTTTTCGAACCAGACGATGAAGTCGAGGTTCGTCCGAAACAGGTACTCGGGCGCATCACCGCCACTTTCCCTGAAATCCCGCTCGGCATCGAGCAAAATGTATTGAAACGTCGTGCCTCCGACCGTTCCGAAGAATGCCGACAGCGACGCGATGACGGCGCGCGCTGCATTCTTCGCGGACGCATAGGTCGCGCCCCAGCAATCAAGCTCAAGCCGCGCAGTCGCCAGTCCGCTTTCGCCGTCATCGGTGTAGACCGGCGCACCGGAAATCCGATTAATGATGATGTCGGGAAGCGCGCCGCCCTGCGGACGCGAGCCGCAGTAAACGCGCTGTGAAACAAGCGCCGTCACGCCGCTCGTCGCCAGCAGCCGCGTCCTGATCGCCTCTTCCATGAATTAACGTCCGATTTTGGCCGCTATGCGCGCTGCTTTTCGCGCAAGCCGATCTGCGGCCTTTTTGATTTCCGTCCACAGATCTGTTCGAATACCCGGCAGTAGTCCCGCGCGCGTTGCATCCCATGCCGGACGCATGAACGGCTGTTTCGGGACGCCGCCAACAGATTTGCCGCTCTTGCGCTGCTGGCGTTCACCCGTTCCGAATTCCATCCAGTGCGCCTGCGGATGGGTACCCGGCCCGACATAAACCTCAACGTCGTCCTTGTGTGACTTGCGGTGCTTCGATCTCTGCCGACGCGACAGTTTCGTCGACACAGCAATCGAGTTTTTCAAATCACCGAAGCCGACCGGAACTCGATCTCGAGCCGCCTGCGCAATGGGTTCGGCGCGATTCTTTAGAATACGGCGCATGATATTTTTCGCCGTGGCATTAGGAAGCTTACGCAGCGCTTTCTGAACTTCCTTCAATCCCTCGATTTTTACACGCTCGGCCATTTAAGAAGACGCAGCTATGTCCGGCTGGATCGCGGCGTCGACCTCGAGCCAACGATTGCGTTTCACCTCGCGAACGCCCGTAATGTTGTAGGTGTCGCCGGCATAGAGCACGCGGTCGCGCGGATTGAGATCGGCGACGTCCGAACTGTAGCGGATACGAAACCGGATCGACAGCTTGCCGCCCACCTCTTGCGCGCGATAGCTTTCATTGGCGCTGGCATCGCGGCGATGCACCCAGACCTGCGCGAGCGTGTTCCAGGTTTCGACCTCGCCACCGAAATCATCAAACGTCACAGTCGCACGCTGCAACGTAGCCTTTCGATTCATGTCGCCGGAACCGGTCATCTGCGATCCCACTCACGCTTCTTCGTCAGAAAATCCTGTTCCGCTTTCCTATTGCCCTTTGCGGTGTAGATCGGCGCGTTTGTCGGAAAGTGCCAGTCGATGAAATCATTGCCGAAATGCTTGACGCGATACTGATCGCCGATTTCGCAAAAGACCTCATAGAGCACGCGCTGGTCCGCATACCAGACGTGCTCAGCGGCAGCCATTTTCATCGAAAGATAGTCCGCATACGGCATGGCTTTCTGACTGCAATAGAAGACGCCGCCAAGCGTCTTGGTTCTATTGCCCGCGTCTTTTTCCGCGTCCTTGCCCATGTTCCTGAAAAATATTCCGACATCGTAACGGTCATCCACAAGCGCCGGGCCCTGAAAAACAGAATCGATATCGACAAGCAGGACATGCGAATACGTCTTGAGAAGCTCCGGCAGCAGCTCGTAACGCCAGAACACGAAAAAGGCCATGTCATCCTTGCTGGTGACGGTGATGTCATCCCGGCAAAAAACCTTGGCCTCATGCCCATAATGGCGAGCGCTTCGAAGGAACGCCTTGGCGTATCGCGCCTGATACTCCCGATCGCAAACGCTGTAAATAAACGGCCGGACAAGCGCCATCAGAGTGCCCAGGCCACAAGTTCACGCCGATATTCGTCGGCATATTCGACGTGTTCATATCCCGGCATGCACGGTGCGCCGTCCGTCCAATGCACGAGCGCGGGCTCGCCTTCATCTTCGTCAAGCTCAGTATGGCCAACGAGAAAATTCCAGCGCCGCGGCAGCGTCCCGATCTCGTCATCCTCGAGCCAACAGAAGCGATGCAAATCGCGGCCCGGCAGCGTATTGATCATGTCGACGGTCAGCCGCTTGTTGGCGGGATGGTCGCAATCGAACAGCATCACGCTGGACCAGTTCTTGCGCGCGTATCGCGTCTGTGCCTGGCCGTCCATCTTAAGGCCTTCAGGCGGATCGAACTGATGCTTGACACACCAGACCGCTTTCGATTTATCGCCCTGCACATAATCGAACAGCCTCATCACGCTCTCGCGCGCCATGATATCGCAGTCCATGAACAGCGCGAGTCCGCTGCCGGCTAAATGAGGCGTCAGGAAGCGCGTAATCGCGAATTCGGTGCTCATAGGTGCGTCCGAAATCGTGTCCCAAAGCTGTTCGCTACGTCGCTGCGTTTCCCGCACATACAGGCCTGCATCGCGCATCCGCGACATGATAATGCCGTTGACCGGGATTGGCGCGGCAAGGCGCCGGCGAATGCTGTTGCGGCAGACCACGTAGCACGGAATTTCCCGCGGATCATAACCGATCCAGATCGAAAGCTTTCTATTCACGCATCACCACCCGAAACAATAATCGCCGCTTTTTTCCCAGAGCTGCTTTGCGCCCCATGACTTCAGTAAAGAGCGAGCAGTAAATCGCTTGAAGCCATAGCGCTCGGCATTGTCGGGTTTCTGCTCGATCACGATGATGGGCTCGAATTTTTTAATGGTCCGCTCAGCCCCGGCCAACACCGCCGATTCCCAGCCCTCAACGTCAATTTTCAGGAAATCCATACTTGGAAAATCCAGGTCATCGAGGCGCGCCGACACAACGCGAAACGTATCGGGATCGTCGCCAGACGCAACCCTTGCATTACCGCTATTACCGTCGCCCTTGCGAAACAGCAGATCGCCCGATTGATCCGAAATTGCACATTTAACAAGCTTCACGTTGTAGCAGTCGCTCAGATTTCGCTCAAAGCATCGCGCCAAATCCGGCACCGGCTCAAATGCGAGAACACGCTTGAACTTGTCCGCCAGCACGCGCGACCATAGACCGACATGCGCACCAACATCGACGGCCACGCCGCGCCGATCTTTCGGCATGACACGCAAAGCCATTTGAATCTTTTTGAGTTGGTACGTTCCAGCGCCCGCATGACGCGGCGACTGATCAAGATAATCCGCAAAATGCGTGTCATCATCAGGCAACCAGATTCCGGCGACTTGCTTCATTGCCAATGCGCCTCTTTGCGCCGACCGGCCACCTCTTCGCGCGGCGTGCGACCCTGTTCCTTGCGCGCACCCTTGGCGTGGTCCAGGCGCTCGCCGAGCCGCGAATAAGGGAAAACGTGATGGTAGCTGCGCGCCTTGCCTGACAGGCTGTGAGGACGCTCAAACCAGCCATCGCCGACGCAGCGCGTGACAAGCTGCTGAATGACGAAACTGTCGTGCGTTTCGGACATCCTGAACACGCGGTTGCTCTCATATGCCTCGCGCAGCAAGGCCATGAATTCACGATGACGAGCGCCGTCCGGCCGGAACATCATGAAACCGCACTCCGGATAAACGCGCTCCCTGTCGAGCCAGGCCATATATTTCGAGTTTGGGAAGAGGCTTTCGAGCCATTCAGGTGTCACGACCTGGTGTGCAAGCGTGTCCGCGTCCATCCAAATGAGAATATCGCACCGCTCGCTGGCGGCATTCGTCAGCGCGGCGATCTTGTGCGCGAACTTCACGCAATCGCGGCGATAGTCATATTCCCTGTTCTGACGATTTTTCCGGTGGTCGAGGCCGTGCGCGTCCTTGTTTTCCGCGTGCTTCGCTTTCCAGGCCGTGAACCACTCCGGCAACTGCCGAAGC